GATCATAGACAATATAATTACAGATACAAACGCATGGCTTAACGGATTGACAAGTCAGGAACATATTTTGGGAGGTACATTAAGTTTTAATGAAGAGGATAACCCTACAGTTGATTTGATGGACGGGAAAGTCACATTCAGACTGGCGGTAGCCCCTCCGCCTCCAATTAAGGAGATTAACGAAGTAATCAGCTATGACACAAGTTACTTAAGCACATTATTTGAATAAGGAGGGATAGTATGATACCGGATAAAAATTTAGCGTTCAGAGTATATGATACTAATAGTAAGGCTCTTAAGGGCGTGGCAACTATTGACCTTCCTGATTTAAGTCTCGTGACAGGGACATTAAGCGGCGGTGGTATTGCAGGCGAAATCGACAGTCCTGCACTGGGACAGTTCCAAAGTATGGCAGTAACGCTTAATTGGCAGAATCTGTGTGATGACAGTGTAAAGTTGATGAAGGGTACTGTTCAGAAGCTGACTTGCTATGTCGCAAGGCAGGAATATGATGAGAGTGACGGTGAGCTTGCAACAAGCGGAATCAAAATCGCTATGCGTGGACATTGTAAGAGCTTTACTCCGGGAACGATTGAACAAGGACAAGGCAGTGAGGGCAGCAGTGAGCTGGAGCTTTCATACCTTAAGATTTACAATGACAACACTACAATGGTTGAAATTGACAAGCTTAATTATAAGTTTGTTGTCGACGGCGTTGACCAGTTACAAAAGGTGCGCAGCATATTAGGCTGGATATAAGAAAGGAGCATAATTATGAGCATATATAAACTTAAGAAACCTATTACTTTTGACGGCAAGACAGTAAGTGAATTGAAATTAAATCTTGATGAGCTTGCATACAAGGATCTTGTAAGGGCAGAAAAGCAGGCAAGGGCTATGCTCGGCAAGAGGGAAAGGCTTATAATGCCTAAGGAAGCGGATACGAGGTATACCAGCTGCCTTATAGCTATTGCTGCAGGAGAACCGATTGACCTTATTTTATCTCTTAAGGCGGCGGACTTTACCCTAATTAATATGTGGGGGATTTTTTGAAAATACCTCTGAGCAAAGAATGTAGTATAGATGCAAAAAGTGCTTACCTCAAAAAGTAAGCACTTTTTATGTCTTAAAATATCATTGGGTAGATTATCGTTAGTTTATAACAATTTTTGCAATAATTTAAGAAATAAATGTGTAAAGGCGTCTATGTTTTTAGGCGCCTTTTAAAATGTGATACTAAATGATACTTTCAAAAGAGTTATAATATAAGGAGAATATCAAGGAGGTGGCAATATGGCAAGCTCAAGGGCATATGACATAGCATTCAGGCTAAACGGAAAATTGAATAAGAGTTATAACAATGCCTTTGCAACGGCAGAAAATATTGCCAGCAAAACTGCTGATCGTATAATAACAAGAATGGCGCAGATAGGCTCCATGGTAATATCTGTGCAGGGGTTGCAGGACTTCACTAATACGTATAAGGATTTTGAAGCTGAAATGTACAGAGTTGCCGCAGCAGGTGATATTGATGTACAAAGTGAGGCATACAACAAGCTCAAGGACTCGGCACTGGAAGCAGGTGCCGCAACTACCAAAAGTGCTTATGAATCGGCGCAGGCTCTTAAGTATATGACACAAGCCGGGTGGGATGATAAGAAAGCATCATCAAGCCTTATGCCTGTGCTTAGACTGGCAGAGGCAACAGAAGGCGACTTAGGTACAGTAGCAAGTCTTGTAACTGACAGTATGAACGCATTAGGAAGCAGCAGCGGCAGTATTGATAGTTATCTTGATAAAGTGGCAAAGTCAAACAGTTTAGCTAATCAGACTTCTCTTGAATTAATGGAGGGTATTGC